GTAAATTATATTTTTTAAAGTCAATTTACAAAAAGGCGGAAGGGACTTTGGTTGAGGATTTAATAGATTGGAGCGTTAATACTTTTGAAAGGTATTACAAGGACTACCCATACATGTACGAGGTTTATCCTGACAGTGCTGAGAGCAGTTTGATTAATTCGATACGGGCAAAAAGCAGATTTCGTGTTTATCCGAGCGTTAAGCCTGAGATTATAGACCGAATAAGGGTTATGCAAAAGCTTTTAGCGACAGATTCGGTAAGATTTGTTAAAGGCGAAAATGATGAGCTTATAAAAGCATTCTCGGAAGCGATGTGGGATGGTAAGTCTCTTGAGGATAAAAGATTGGATAACGGAACCTTTAACAATGACATTATAGATGCTGCTGAATATAGCTTTACAAGAAAAATGCACTATTTTGAAAGGATTTAAAAATGTTTAAACAGTTTTGGAATTATATTTTAACACTATTTAAAACAAAAAAGACTATCACAAGCACAAAACAGCAAGAGGATAATCAAAGTTATTCAGATGAATATTTAGACATCTCAAACATTAATTTTACGGCGATTTTTGCAAATAAACTTGCAACCCTTACTACCGCTGACAGCACCATACAAATCGCAACAGATAATAAAAGAGCGGAATTACTCAGCAAATGTGCAAATGATGTGTGGAATAGAATAAAAAAGATTGTTGCATCTTCTCTTGCGGTTGGTGGATGCTTAGTTGTACCTTATGTGAAGGATGGCAAGATATTATATAATATCATTAAACAAAATCGGCTTATTATAAACAGCAGGGATGGCGAGAAAATAACAAATGCTACAATTCTTGCAGACAGCATGACAATTAATAATATAAATTATTATCGACTGACTAATTATGCGGTTGAGGGTAACACGCTTTACATAACAAACAGGACAACCTCTGAATTTGGAGCGGCAGCAGTAGTGGATGAGTGGAAAGACATTCCCGATATCGCTATTTCGAATGTTGACAGGGCATTATTTGGATTTATAAAATCACCTATAGATAATCGAAAAAGTTCTGATGAATACGGAGTGCCTATAACATATGGGTGTAAAGAAATTATTGATAACATAAAAACTTGTCTCGAGCAGATAAGCAAAGAATTTAAACTAAAACAAGTTCGCCTGCAAGTTGACGACAGAGCATTAGACAAGGACCCAAAGACCGGGGAACCGATTTTAAAAGATGATTTATTCATGGCCGGATATAGTCAAGACGGAAATATGTTTAATATTTTCGACCCTGCAATTAGGGAAAGCTCATATCACGCAAGACTTGATAAGCTCTTTGAACTATTCGAAAAGCAGGTCGGAACAAGTAAAGGAATTTTAACAGCCCCTGAAACTCACGGTGCTACAGCAACGGAAATAAAAGCGTCTATTGCTGATACATTCGCCATTATAACCGACATCAGAAAAGCAACAGAACAAGGCTTAAAGGATTATATTTATGCTTGTGATGTTCTTGCAAATTATTATAATCTCACACCGATAGGAGAATACGAGATATCATATGATTGGAGCTTTTCGATGATTGAAAGCACCACAGAGACATGGCAGCAAATGAAGGATGGTCAATCAATCGGAATACGAAGTAAAGCGGAGCTTAGGGCATGGCAAACAGGGGAAAGTTTGGAAGATGCACAAAAGGCTGTTGATGAAATTACGGCGAGAGAACCTAATATGCAAACTCTTTTAGGAATGAGCGATTAATATGCTTAATGAAAGGCAAATTGAATTACTCCCGGAGCGGATATATCAAAGGCTTAACAAGATAAATACTGAATATCTTGAAAGCATAGGCAAGGTTATAATAGAGATAGGCGAATTAAGGCCATCTGATACGCATAAGTTACAGCAAATGTACCAATATGGTACAAACGGCAAAAAGATGGCGGAAAAGCTTGCAGAAGTAAGTGCAAAAAATATTGAGGAAATCTATGAGATTTTCGACATTGTTGCAAAAGATAACTATAACTATGCAAAGCCTTTTTATAAGGCAAAAGGAAAGCCTTTTATTCCCTATGAGGAAAATGAAAGTTTAAAAAACTATGTCAAATCGCTCGCAAAACAAACGGTTGATGAATATGTAAATCTAACTCAGCATACAGCGTTTGCCATATTTGCAGACAAAAAAGGAAAAAGCATTGCACCTTTATTCAGTGCCAACAAAAATAAGGTCGCAACATCACTTTCAGATACATACACAAAGGTTATAGACTATGCAGTAACCAAAGTACAGGCAGGGGTAACAGATTATAATTCTGCTATTCGTGAGGTTACAAAAGCTTTAGCAGACAGTGGTATCAGAACTGTAGATTATGCAACAGGATATTCAAGGCGGTTAGATACATCCGTAAGGCAAAATGTGTTGTGGGGCATAAAACAATGTAACCAAAACACAGCGGATTTCATAGGCAAAGATTTTGGAGCGGACGGATATGAAATCAGTTATCACTCTCATCCAAGACTGTCACATGCAGATATGGGCGGTCGGCGATATGCAATCGGCAAGGCAAGAACTGTAAATGGCGTTTATTATCCTTCTTTTTCTGAGGTTGAACACCTGTTAGAAGAATATAATTGTTTGCACTTTAAGTTTCCTATCTTGCTTGGCATTTCTCAACCTGCTATTGATGAGGATGAGCTTGAACGCTTAAAGGTAGAAGATAAGAAAACATTTAAATTTGAGGGCAAGGAGTATACAAAATACGAGGCATCTCAACTACAAAGAAAAATAGAAACCGAAATCAGACACCAAAAAGACAGAGCGATAATTGCTAAAGCTGCAGGTGACATAGAAATGCAAGAAGCGGCCCAGATGCGCATTAACCTCTTAACAAGCAAATACTCACAGCTTTCAAAAGAGAGCGGATTACCAACGAAAACGGAAAGAATGCAGGTCAAAGGATTTAAGAGCTTTAAAGTCGATAAAATGTTGACAAATGGTGGTAATAGTGGTATAATTAATGTTGATAATAGATTATCAGAGCTTGGAAGGTTTAAAGAAAGAATTAGGACTGACAAAGCTATGAAAAAAGAGTATTATGCGGCTGTCAAAGATAAATTCTCGCATGGTTCTGATTTTGCTAAAACTGCATTCAATAAATTCGTTCCCGATAATTCTATTATTGATTCAGCTTTTGAAGGACCAGCCAAGTATAACACTAAAACAAAAAAGATTTCCATGCATTATGATGCGGATTTAAATAATCCAAGAGGTGCTTGCATAACATATTTTCATGAACATGGCCATTTGATTGACGATGTCGCTGGAAACCTATCAAACAATAAAGTGTTTAAAACTTTATTGCAAGACGATGCCCTTTCGTATAGAAAAGCATATGGAAAATTACACGGTTTGAAAACATTTGATGATGTCGATAAGTCCATAAGCAAGGAACTTAATAGCATGAGAAAGCATTCGGGAGTGTCAGATATACTTGAAGGCTTAACAGGCGGAAATATAAATGGCATTGCCGGACATGATTCTGATTATTGGAAAATAAAAGGAAATCTTGAGGCAGAGGCCTTTGCACATATGTTTGCATCGCAATTTGATGAAATTAGATATTTAGAAATGAAAAAGTTTTTTCCACAGTCTTTAAACTGGTTTGAAAGTAAATTGAAGGAGGCGGTTAAATGAATGAAAAGTTAAAGAAAGCATATTCAAATTTTTATGAACACTTTGGTTATACACCAAACTATCCTAATGAAATAGATTTCAACCAAGATGAATATGCTGAATTTTTGGATAAATGTGTTACTAGCAACTTTGATTATACGATAGAAAAATATGGAACAGACCCAGCATACGGAGCAGTACCGCACAACGGAATTTATATCGATTAATACCACCCTACTAACTACGGTACGGTGGTATTTTTATGCAAGAAAAATTTATATTGAAAATATTTTTCTTTTATGATACAATGGTCTTGCCAAGCCAAAACTAAATATCTATTAGGAGAAGAGGAATTTTTATGAAAAAAATATTATATGTATTAATTGTAGGTTTAATGTTTGCAAGCATTGCGGGATGTAGTTCCAATAAAAGCCCTGTAGTAGACGCGGTATCACTTTATGTTGGCGAAGAAAAGCTAATTTCTTTATCAATGAACAAAAAGGAGATTGAAGAAATAATAGCATCTGACGATTATATGAATACTCTTATGAAAGTGGACGAAACAAAGGAAACATATTATAAAGTATATGAAAACAATAGTTTTATGATAAATTATAAAAATGATATTCCTTCAGCAATTATATTGTCTGCGGAAGGGAAAAAATATACTGATTGTTATGGAATAAAACCTAAAATGACTAAAGACCAATTAATGGAAAATTTGGAGAAAGCAGGAGTAAATTTAAATTATGTAGGTTTAATCGATGAAACAATGATTTTTTTAGAATTTGATAAAAATGGGAAATTGTTGGACAGCACTTCATTAGATAATGAGAAAAAAAAGAAGGTAGTAACAAGCTTGATAATGTATAATTTAGAAGAAGATATAGTAAATAGTATGTCTATGACTTTAGCACCGTACAGCAACTAATTTAATAATTAAAGCATTATGTGTAAATACATAGTGCTTTTTTTATACGAAAATTTGCCCGGAATGGCGAGAAACTATCAATCCAGAGCAGAAAGAAACTGCGATCCTTCAATTCAATCTTGGTGTAAAAACGACCCTGTGGCACCTTCACAACTTTTGCAAAGCTTGAAAGTACCTCTCTTGACTTAGTGGTGTCGAGAGCCATCACAGAATTAACAAGCGTTGGAGTTGCATAAAGAATTCTGTTTTCAGAAGGCACCTCATCCTCATCCAACTTTGACTGTGCTGCAATTAATGCTGCAAGGAATTCTGCACCATCTGCATATGTAACACCCGCATCAACAGTTGTAATTCCGTCTGTTCCTGCAATCTTTGCAAAGGTATACGCATCATCCTCCGGTACGACCTTTGTTCTGATAAGCTCCGCTCCCGCTCTTCCAAATGCAATATCGAAGCTTTCCTGATTATCCATTGTATCAACAGATATCTTTGTACCTCTATCATATGTGAATGTAATAGGTGTCCAAGCAACATCAACTGCACCATCTGTGTATCCGCTATTTCTTGAATATTCTCCAAGACCGCTTAATGAAATTTGTGGATAAAGAACCGTTTTAGCGTTGTTTCCGGCTCTTACAAGAGCAGGAGCTGCTACAAGGTCTGTAGTGCAAGCGGCGTTCTTATAAACTTCATCAAGTAAATCAATATAGTTTTTTGCTAATTCAATAGCCATAATAAAATCTCTCCCTTAAATTTATTCTTTGCTTGGGGCAAGCCCCATAACTGCCCTCATTGTGCTTTCTGATACCGACTTTGTGTCAAAGTCACTCATACCCGTCATATTGCCGGGCGGATTTGGATTTGCAAATATGCCTTCTTTATCTTTGGTAAGAGTCTCGAATATCTCCGTATATCCCTTGCCCTTATTTTCAGGCTTTGCAATCTCCACTTTCATATCTGCAATTATGCCGTTACGCACATAATCAGATGTGAATTTTTTATCACCGAACGAAGTAACAATGGCATCCGTTAAAGCATCGTCATCAGCTTTTGCTTTGTCTGCATCCTCTTTTTGTTTGATTTCTGCCTTTAAGTCATCAAGCTGCTTTTTATAATCATCAGCAGTGTTTGACTTTTCACTCAGTTCGGTAATTCTGTTTTCAAGCGTTTGCTTGTCAGTTTTTAGGGTATCGTTTTCGGATTTGATAGTATCATAATCCTTTTTAGCTTTGCCAATGTCCGTACTGTTAATATCCAATATAGATTTTAACTGTTCATCGGTAATACCCTCAACAATTTTCTTTAATTCTTCTCTTGTCATTTTGACATTCTCCTTTCAGTTTGGTATGGAAAGACGGAAGGTCAGGAATTAGGTGGATATGGCAAATCAGCTGACGGAAACGATATTAATTTTATGATTATACACAAGGATGCCGTCATGAAGCTTAGCAAGCATATTGTAAGCAATGTAATTGACCCTGCTTCCAATCCTAATGCAGATGCTTATATTTTAAAATACAGAAAGTACGGCGAAGTTGAAGTTATAGCGAATAAAAAAGCCGGAGTTTATCTTTCATACAAGGCAGGTGTTTAATCATGTTAAAAACTGTAGGAAAAGCTTATCCAAATAAGAAAAAAGCAAACGAGCAGAAAAAAGCAAACGAGCAGAACAACAAATGATTACTGATAGGCGGTGGAATCGATGCTATTATCCTATGAAGAATACAAAAACTTTGGCGGTGAACTTAATAACACCGCCTTTGATATTTTTTACTATGAGGCGGAAATGAGGGTCAATGCCGAAACCCATGGAAGAATTAAAAAAGACTCTGCAAGTGAAGCGGTCAAGAGATGCATAGCAAGGCTTACTGACATCTTGGCGAGCTGTGATATATCTAAGGAAAAAGTCAGCTCATATTCCAATGACGGAGTAAGTCAAAGCTTTGTAAATCGTACAAGCGAGGATTTTTCAAAGTCGATTGTTTCTATAATCAGGACATATCTTGCAAACGAAATAGACTCAGACGGCGTACCGCTTTTATACCTGGGGGTGCGTTGAGGTGATTAATCCTACCTTTAGCGATGTGTTAACGGTTTATCATCAGCAAAAACAGCTTGATGCAGAAACAAATCGCAATATAACAAAGTGGATACGGTCGGTATTCAACGAATGTTATTTTGGTGTAAGTAATGTTGAGAGCCTTAACGGCACAACCTTGTCGCAAGCAAGTAGCTATATTGCAAGGATTCCGTATAAGGGCAAAGCATTGGAGATTGCTCCAGGGGATATTGTTGTCTTAGGAAGCGTCAATGATGAGGTTATAGATGCTCAAGGGAAAAGAACAACTGACCTGATTGCAAAATACAAGCCAAATTGCTTTACTGTGAGGACTTTTAAGGATAACACTAAGATTATACATAGTGCTCATTATAAATTGATAGGGGCGTGATTTTGTGGCTTTTAGAGTTACCGTGAAAAGCAACATTGATGTCCCAAACACTATGCGAAAAATTCAAGATGATGAATTCTGGAAGTTTGCTGCCGCAGAGTGGTGGCGGTTGATTTCAGAATACACTCCACGTGACACAGGTAACCTTATTCAAAATGTCAACATCAGGCCTAAAGAGATTGAGTATAAATCACCTTATGCTCATTATATGTATCACGGTGAGGTTATGGGACCGAATTACTATAATCCCGATTATGGTTTTTGGTCGCCCCCAGGACAAAAGAAGCATTATACAGGAGCGGATTTACAATACACAAATCCTAAGGCAAGTAAAGAATGGGACAAAGCTGCTAAGCCTATTCAAGAGCCTAAGCTCATACAGGCA